ATGGAAACATTAAAAGATGTTGATTTGTCTAACATTATTGAATTAGATGATGATACAAATTTGAGTGGTGAGGTCGCTTGTGCTGGAGGGGCTTGTGAAGTAACAACTGCATAAGATATGGAAAAAGAAAAAAAAGATGGGGAGAAGTTTAAACTTCTCCCTTCTCATTATTACATGGATGGAACAAGATTAGTATTTACTGAACAATACCATATTGATAGGGGATATTGCTGCGGAAATAATTGTAGACACTGTGCGTTCGAGCCAAAAGGACAAAAAGGTAATACTACAATAAAAAAATAATGTAGATATATTTATCAATATGGCAGATGGTTTAACTTATGGTATAAATTTTCCGTTTAGAGATTCCAAAAAGGGGGATTATTTACAACTTACTGAACTTCAGAAAGACGAAGTAAGAGCGGCACTTCTACATTTAATACTTACAAGGAAAGGCTCAAGATATTATTTACCAACTTTTGGAACAAGAATATATGAATTTATTTTTGAACCGTATGATGGTTTAACTTTCAGTGCGATAGAATCAGACATAAGAGACGCAATCAACACTTTTATGCCAAACTTGATTGTTAATAATATTTCAATCGAAGCTGCCACACAAGATGAGGAAGGACCGATAGGGGCTCAAAACATAGTATCTGATGATTTACCCTACATTTTCAGAGTACCTGGTAAAGGAACCGCAGATTATACGGCAAAAATAAAAATAGATTACTCAACAGATTCTGCCACTTTTTCACAAAGTGATTTTATCATAATAAATATTTAATAATAATGGCAAACAAAATATCATATACAGTAAGGGATTTCGAAGGAATAAGGCTCGAACTATATAACTACGTAAGGGCTTACTATCCTGACTTAATACAAGATTTTAGTGATGCTTCTGTATTTTCTGTGTTCTTGGATTTGAACGCAGCAGTTGCGGACAACTTACATTATCATATTGATAGAAGTATACAAGAGACGGTATTACTTTATGCTCAACAAAAGTCCTCTATATATAATATTGCCAGAACATACGGATTGAAGATTCCGGGGTTAAGACCTTCGGTATCTCTTGTTGATTTCTCAATTACCGTACCTGCTTTTGGTGATAAAGAAGACGAAAGATATTTGGGTATTTTGTACCGTGGGTCACAGATTCAAGGGGCGGGACAGGCATTTGAAAATTTATACGATATAGATTTTGCATCTCCATACAATTCACAAGGTAATTTGAATAGATTAAAAATACCGAACTTTAATAGTAATGGTGTTCTTATCAACTATACAATTACAAAAAGAGAATTGGTTGTTAATGGTATTACAAAGGTATTCAAAAGAATTATAAATGCCGGTGATGTTAGACCATTCTTTGAATTATTTTTACCTGAAAAGAATGTGTTAGGTATTACAAGTGTTTTGTTAAAAAATGGTACGGACTACGGGAACGTTCCAACCGCTGCCGAGTTTTTAGGTTCCGCAAATAGATGGTATGAGGTTGATGCATTGGCAGAAGATAGAATCTTTGTAGAAGACCCAACCAAAGTTTCAGACCAACCAGGTACTAAAGTGGGTAAATATATTCAAACAAGTAACAGGTTCATATCTGAGTTTACACCCGAAGGTTTCAAAAGAATCGTTTTCGGAGGAGGTACAAACTCAGCGCAAGACGCGTTAAATCAGTTTACAAATCTTGGTACCCCTCTTAATTTACAATCTTATTTTAATAACTTTTCATTAGGTTCAACCCTAACACCAAACTCTACTTTATTTATTCAATATAGAGTCGGTGGTGGTTTAGCGACTAATTTAGGTGTTAATGTTATAAACCAAATTGGTACGGTTTCATTCTTTGTTAATGGTCCGTCAGAGACAACAAATACTTCTGTTGTTGGTTCTTTAAGATGTAATAACGTAACCGCAGCTGTGGGCGGGGCAAACGCACCTACAACAGAGGAAGTCAGAAACTTTGTTTCCTTCAACTTCGCAGCACAGAAAAGAGCGGTTACCGTTCAAGATTATGAAGCTTTAATTAGAACGATGCCCGCACAATTCGGTGCACCTGCAAAAGTTGCAATTACAGAATTAGATAATAAAGTAGATATTCAAATATTATCTTATGATACTTCAGGTAAATTAACAAACTTGGTATCAAATACATTAAAACAAAATATTGCAAATTATCTTTCGAATTATAGAATGATGAACGATTATATATCTGTAAAGAGTGCGGATGTAATCGATTTATCAGTTACAGTTTCAGTTGTATTACAAGCAACGCAAAATTCAGGACAAATTATATCAGATGTTATAAATAATGTAACCGCATACTTTGACCCTTCAACAAGACAATTAGGTCAAAATGTATTCCTTTCAGAGTTAAAGAGTATTATACAAAATCAAAACGGAGTTATTACTGTTACAGATTTACAAGTATTCAATAATGTTGGAGGGCAGTATTCTTCATCTGAAACATCTATGACTTATAGTAATCCTGAAACAAGACAAATACAACCAATTGATGATACTTTGTTTGCCGAACCAAACCAAATATATCAAATCAGATATCCAGGAAAAGATATTAGAGTTTCAGTTAAAAACTTCCAATCCGTAACTTTCTCTTAATAATTTATTTATTTGTTTTACTTACTATTTTTTTATTTGGTGTAGTGGTAAAATTTTACCATAAACTATTTATAAAAAAGAGTAATGGGAATCAACCACAGAATAAGGACAGAATTAGGAATCAACAAAACTATAAATTTCGAAATCGAACAAGATTTTGATTTTTTGGAGATTCTTTCATTAAAGATACAACAAGAGGACATATATACTAAGTCATGTTCTCAGTATGGAGTTGTTGTAGGTAGAATCACTGCGAATAATGGTTACGGTATACCGAATGCGAAAGTATCTGTTTTTATACCAATCGAGGCTATTGACGAATCAAACCCCGTAATAACTTCAATATATCCTTACAAAAGACCTGACGATAAAAATGAAGATGGTTATAGATATAACTTATTACCATACGAAAAAAGTTATACTAATCACACACCAACAGGAACATTTCCATCCGTTACAGATGTTTTAACAAACAATACTGCAATTGAAATTTTTGATAAGTACTACAAGTTTGTTGTCAAAACAAATGAGAGTGGTGATTATATGATTATGGGGGTACCATTAGGTATTCAAACAGTTTTTTTAGATTTAGATTTATCAGACATAGGTGAATTCTCTTTGACACCACAAGATTTAATTAGAATGGGTAGAGCAACAGAAGCCCAAGTGTCAGGACCTTCTTTCAGAAGTTCAAATAATTTGGATGGTTTACCACAAATTGTTTCCTTAACAAAATCAATAGATGTTGCACCTTTATGGGGAGACCCCGATATTTGCCAAATTGCTATAAGTAGATGTGACTTTGATTTGAGAGATGATGCGAATATCGACATCCAACCAACTGCAGTATTCATGGGGTCTTTGATTTCATCAATTGATACGAAACCTTTGAGAATACAGTGCAAGCCCGCAACTGAAATGGGTAATCTTTGTAACTTAGTTGCGGGGCCGGGACAAATTATATCTATAAGACAAACAATAAATGATGATGAATACGGTAGACCAATATTAGAACAGTTTAGTTTTGATGGGGGTAATGATGTTATAGAACCCGATGGCTCATGGTTAGTAGATTTACCCATGAACTTGGATTATGTATCGGTTAATGAATTCGGAGAAAGGGTTTTTTCAAGTGACCCAAGTGTGGGTATACCTACGAAAGCAAAATATAGATTCAAAATAAAATGGAAACAGGCAGAGACGCTTGAAGCACCTATTAAGAGGGCGTATTTCTTGGTACCAAACATAAGAGAATATGGGTGGACTCAACCAACAAATGACCCAAGATTATCTCCATCGAGTCAGGTTTACGACCAGTTTGAAAAATCATATGCTTTTAGTTTAGATTGGAGTGATTACGGTAATACAGGTACAACTATTGGAGATAGAATGATACAATCGGCAATTGATTGTGAGGATAGATTCTTTGAATTTCAATATAATAAAGTTTATACTGTTTCTGGTTTAATTGATAACTACCACAAAGGAACAAACAGAGGCAGGTTCATAGGTATAAAACAAATAACGGATACTAATTGTGATAGCACAAATTATAAGTTTCCAACAAATGACGGTGTTAGAAATTTTGATATTTTATATACGATAATAAATTTCTTACTTGTACTTAATACATTAAACTTTTTATATTTAATACCGATATTACATATATTGGCGTTCATATGGCCGTTGTTTAAGTTATTATTTGTTTTTGTTTATTCCATAATCGCGTGGTTTATTTATGGTATTTGTAAAGCGATTGATGCAATACCTGGGGTTAGAATGAATTGTGTAAAACCACAAAGTCCAAGGGAGTTATTTAATAAAATAGGTGACCCTTTCAAAAAAATTAAAATACCAATTATCACTTATCCTGATTGTGAAATGTGTAATTGTACTAGTGAGGATTTAACAGATGGTAATAGTGAAGCTTCGGAGTTTGCAAAAAGAAGTGCGGAAGGACAAAGTTTGTCATTACTTGCGGATACACAAAGTCCAAACACATTCTCCAATTTATTTGATGAGCAATTATGTAAAGACGACCCATTCATAGGTGGTGTAGATTCTAACGCGTGTCAAATTATTGTAACAGGTGCTGGTTGTAATAGTACGCAACTACCGGCATTACAAGAAATTTTATCAGGTAGTTTGAAAGATGGATATTTTAGAAGAATGCCGGGGGTAATACCAGGTACTTGCTCCGCGGATGAAACAAATAGAACTAACTACTATCATTCACTCGATTTGACTTTAAGTGAGAGAATAAACTTATTTAATGTTAAGGGTAAATATTTCAATAATATGCCCGAAGCAGGACCTTACGGAGGATGGAATCAAATTAAAACAAGTATAAATCCAACACTAAATCCTGGAAAGTTCCATTTGGATAATGTATTAACAATGTTGGTTGACGAGGGTAATGAGGATATCTTCCAACCTGGTGCGATTTTAAGTTTTACTAATATAGAAAAGTCAAAAGATATAAACTTGTCGGGAATCACTGAGGTCAAATACTTAAACGTCGATGGCGAGGAACAAGTTACTTTGGCCGCAACGGGTAACCCAATAAATCTAAATTCAGTTACAATAAATTACGCAGACCCGAATAACCCAAATAGTCTTGCAACACCTGTTACATATATTGTAGACCAAACTTCGGCACTAACTAAGTGTGTTGTTCCGCAAACAAAAGGTAAATTGTTAAGTATAAGTTCAGATTGGGATGGAGACACCGCAAATGTTGGTAATTATGTCGGATTAACAGGTACAACTGATGGTAAAGGTGTTGGTGCAACATTCAATTTGGTTATCAATACCTCAAATACAATAAATTCAAATTCAGTTATAATAAATAATGTTGGATATGACTATGAAGACGGAGACACAATAACTATTTTAGGTTCAAGCATTGGAGGAGAAGATGTGCTAGATGATATAACAATTAATGCACTTACTGTTTCATCAGGGGAATTTGTGGACTTGGTCGTTCAAAAGTTCCCAACAGATATGGAATATTACCAAGTTATCACTGCAACCACTTATGGTAATTTTGTCGATTTAAATCCTGCAGTTGGTACAGGACAATATAACTCTACAGTATATGGAACAACAGGAAATCGAGAATACTATAAGTCTTTAAAATATAGATTCTCTGACAATTTCCAAGTAATTTGGGAAAATGCGCCAACGGTTTATGGGATTTATACTTACAAAACTTTTACATGTTATAGACCAATATACACAATTTCAGAACAAAAAAAGATTATAATTGCTTTTTTGGTTAGAGGAGTTGACCCACACTCTGCAAGACAAAACGTTGAATATGATATTAGTAAATTATTTGGTAAAAATTTTGGAAGTATAAAAGTTAACGGGCAATATAAATTAAATGTACCCGTACAACCAGGATTTAAAATTCCAAGACACGATGAAATTACGACAACCGATGATACTAGTGAAACCGCAAACAACAGAGGAATCTTCTTTGAATCATTTGTTTATGATACCACAAATCGTTTTGAAACATTCCAATCAAATATTATTTCTGATTACTCGGCTTTGGATGAAAAGGCGTTAAGTAATTGGAGTAATACAAACGTACCTTTCCGAGTAAACCCAACTCAAAATGAGTCGACGTTAAGTAGTGATAAGGTTAGAACTAATGCCGGATATTTGGGGGTAAACGGGGGTGTGAACTGGTATGCCTTGTCTAATTATCCGATAAATAATTACTATGTTGAACCTGATATGGGTTTATTTAATAGCCCTTTTTACTATCCAACAAATCAAAACTATTGGATTAACTTATCGAGTGATAGACGACATAGAGGATATTATGATAATGAATATATTGAGGGTGGTTCATATTTTTTTACAAACGCTAGTGTTGTTAGTGATGGTGACGGACGTTTGACTGATAGTGACTTTATTTATTTTTCACCTGTTTACACTTCGGGAATTACAACTCAATTTTTAGGAGGTACAAAAAAAGTTGTTATGAGAACCGATAGATTGCCGGTTTCAAGTTATAGGGAAGATGGATTCGAAAACAATACATTTATGTTAGCGCAGAACAGAGGTTTCAATATTAGCTTATTTGATGACGAAGGTAATTCTGTAAACACTTATCCAAATCAAACCGATGGGTATTCAAATGGGGATAATGTGGATGATGAACCAAGCCAATTTGAGGAACAGGTTTTGTCTACATTTACTTGCCAAGGACTCGTTCCTTTGAGATGTTATGAAGGTAATGGCGAAAACTTTGATGTCAAACCACCGGGAGACCCTTGTTACGAAAAACCAAGTATTGTGAGAGACGGGTGTTATGTTTTTGTTGATGTACCTATTTTGAGACTCTTAAGAGATTTCCAACAACTTGGTGAATGGAAAACTAGATTCAAAGTGAATCTTGCGGCATGTCGGGGTGTTTTCGGGCACACGTTTTCGAACAACTGGGTTAATGGAACTCTTTTCGCTTTTCCATTTAAAAATAAAAGATTATTTGGTACCGACCCAACAACAAATACGTTTAATGTGCCGTTTAACAAATTATGTAGAGATGTTGTGTTTTTACACCCAAAAACAAATAATTTCTTTTATAGGTCATCACCATATAACGGTAATAACGGAAGATTTACTGGATTTGCTCCTAAACAAAAAACAAAAAGAAATAAATTACAACTCCAATTTCCAACAACAATTATGGATTTGGGACCAAGAGATGAATTTGCAAACGAATTAACATGTTCTGATGAGTATTTTGGTTATAACATGCAAAACATGTCTCAAACATCGTATCAAGATGTGTCTAATATTCTTAATTTATTTATAATATCAAGACAGATAAGTTCGTCTTTTATCGCCCAACTATTAGGTCTTGGTGACGCATCGGTTAATACATTCTTTTCAAGACCAAAATCTAAATTTGATGGTGACTATGCACAATCGATATCTATAAATTCGGAAATAGGCGTTGAAGATTTTGATTTCGAAAATTATGATTATTCGACTGGGTCAACTGCTAACAACTCATACTATGTTGGTGATAAAGTAATGGGTATATTCTTTTCGTCAAACACACAGACTAGAGATTATGTCTCACCGAGAAGAATAATAAGAGATGATAATTCACTTCCCGGTCTTTACGATAATTTACCTGTATTCACACAAGTCGTTCCATTATATAAATGGAATATAAATAATACAAATACCAGCAGTATTTTTGGAAATGAAAAGAATGATTGGTTAACAAGTAAAAATGATTTTACTGTTGTTGGTTATCAATCTTTGGATAGATTATCACAAGTTTCTGCGTATTATAGAGGTGAAGTTAATATACCACAATTTCAAAAAGGTTACATATTTAATGTTACACCGGCGCCGGCACCAAACACAGGTTACTATTTTGAAGGGGATATTAGAGGGGGTCAAGTTTTAGAAAATGGTTATAAGGTTACCGTTGGTGCACCATACCATTTTTATTTCGGTTTAGTGAGAGGAAGTAACGCCTTGGATAAATTTAATAAAAAATATTTAGGAGTTGAAATTTTATAATTTTAGAATTATTCCAAGTAATCTCAGGTATAAGTCGGCACCAAGTGTAGACCAAGAGGTTATTTTATCTTTTGATAACAAAAGTCAGGTTGGAACTGAATTTGATAGAATTACAACAGTTTCTTTACCACAGGTTTATGACGACGAAAGACAGGCTTGCGAAGTGTTCAGACCGACCTTTCAATTGAATTATGTTTTTGATAACAAATATATTGGAATAACAAACTATAAACCATTTTTGGATAATCTATATTATTTTGAACCTGAAAATTCGCTCGCAACTCAAATTTGGTATGGAACACCACAGTATTATGAGTTTGATTTTTTCAGACCAAATATTACAGACCAACATATAGATTATGTTGCTAAAAGCGCATATACCTATAATTGGAGTTATTACATAACATACTCATATAACAACGATTATAAAAAAATATTGAGGTATCAACTTAATAACCAAAGTGTGTCTTGGGTTGCAGAGGACGGAATACCTTTCAAAATAACAAATATACAAATAAATGGAGACCCTTTAATATCATTTGAGTGTATTGCACCTCACGGATTACAAGTGGGGGAATCAGTCGAATTATCAATTACTTATAACAACACACAAATATTTGAAGTTTATTCTTTGGGTAACGGACTTTTTGAAAGTGAAAGAAATGTTTTCAATATATACAATCTTGGATATACTGGTTCTACTTTTAACAACAACCGTAAAGGTAAATTCAAAAGAGTTATTTTCCCCGATATTCTCGAGGAAAGCCGGTCAAAATATTATGTAAGAGAACATAAAGTTTTAATAGGTGTTGACGATTTGATAATGACTAAAACGGGGTTTCAACAAACACCTTTCGGGAATAATAAAAAATTATTCTTTAGTTCATTAACACCAAATCTTGTTTCAAGATGTGCTCAAAAAAATAGTAATAATTGTTATACTGTAACGACAAGAAAAGATATCAACTTACAGGGGTTACTCGATAATCAAAAAAGACCTGTCTCGGAATTATTTTTGACCGTTGTTAATAAAGGATATTCGGGATACTTCAACAAACCCTATTTTAATAACGTCGGTCTCAGTCAGGGGTGGGAGTTCAATATTACAGAGACCCAAAATAGTTGGTGGGACGACACGAACAGTAATTCAAATTCAAATATAGGTACATCTTCTTATGTTAAAACAGATTCAAATGGTGTAACTAAAACATTTTATTATAACAACGAATTAAATGTAGATGATGTGATAGAAGGAGATTTTTGTGAGTGGAATGATTACGAGCAGACCGAAAGGGTAATCTCCAAATATTATCATAAAGTTAAATACAATTCCGATAACTTCCAAATATCACCAACACCAAATTCAAATGAAAACGGTTTTTATTACCAACCACATAACGGAATGAATATTAGGGTTTTTTCAGATTATATTGAAACAGGTAGTTTGGATAATATAGACCAAATACCCTTCTATGCGTTTTATTCTGAATCGGACCAAGAGTTTAGATGGAGAGATTTATATTTATATGGGTTCAGAGATGAATTCGGACGAGGTGTTGATTACCCTTATCTTAACAATTCCCATTATCCATTTCAAGATTTTATTTTTAGATTCTTCCCTGAGGGTAAAGACGCTAATAACTTCTTAAATGGAATAAACCAACCTGTAAAACCTTTGATTGATGGATGTGAATAGTTATAGAATACTTTTTAGCGGTTCGACAGACAAAATGATTGATATTCCAATAGAATTAAAGTGGGATTATACGGGTCAAGACCAGTCGATAGAGTTATATGAAGAAGATGTCGTACAACAAGTAATAGGTACAGGATATGATTTCGAGGTAAATAGATTCCCACATGCACCCGAACCAACAACACAAAAGACAGACATAAATTATGACTTTTATTTTTATTCGGGTGGTTCATTAAATGAAAGCGCGAGTTGGAACCAAAGCTATTTAGGTGAAGGATTTACCGCCGAAGACATATATTATTTCAGAAACAATTTTTCAAATTCATTTTTTAAGTTAGATTTCTATGATACTGTAGATGCAAAAACACAAGTAAATTATTTTACAATTATCATACCTACACAACAGGGAAGTACGATAGATTTTATAGTTAATAATAAAAATGTAAAAATCAAAATACCAAAATTCAAATTGGATTATATTGGTGATAGAGAAGGATTTTTTATTTATTGGTTGAAAAATTTAACATTCGTTCCGATAAATACTTTTTATATGACCGCTAAGTTTTATAACGCGGACAAAGGAGAGTTTGTAAAGATGATGAATAAACCACAATCTTCTATAAACGGAGATAAATATAATTTCGATGTTATAACACTTTATTATTATAGAGTTGTTTGCGACTACGTGAATTTGAATTATTCGGTTCATGATATTACGAACAACCAAAGAGTGGGAATAACAACACCAATTACATGGTATGAATATGTAAACCCTCCTATAGTAGCATGAGTAATTACACAATTATAATATCACCTGAAACAATACAAAGAGATTTGACTACGATACAGTATCAAGGTCAAAGTGTGGGGGTGTATTCTGCCATGACACAAATATTGACAGGAAACACCAACGGAACATCTTTACTCACAGGTTTAACAATTCCAATTCTAATTACGGAAGATATAAATGATGTAGGGTATTATGACCCTTTTGATGGTGAGATTACCCAACAAGATGTTGTGACAAATTTTTTATTTTCAGCAACAACTCAAAATCCTTATACAGTTAATGTATATAATACATCAGAACAATACCAAAAATTTTTAGATTTATCTTCATATACGGTTGAGTGGGGGGATGGTGTGGTGGAGACAATAAGAAATGTTGCACCAAATTACATTTCACATACCTACCCAACACAATCAGGGACTTACGAAATAACATTATCTCAAAAGAACCCTTGGGGTGACATTAGAGTAACCAAATCAATAAATCTACCTTATAGAGAAGTTGTTGCTAGTAATCAAAAAGGAACTGCATATTTTACTTCAAACTTAGGCGCTTGGTCAGCAACACCGATAAGTTACGACTACATATTTTCAGGAGATTCAAACCAAAACTTAGAATCACAATTCTCGTCAAATTATATTGGCGTTCCTTATACTGTGTCGGGACAATCGAATTCACAACTCGAAAGCTTGGAACAGTATGGTTCTGAACAATATGTGTTGGGTAAACCAATCTATTTGAATCGACAATATTTTGGAATGGTTACCGATATAAACCCCGTATTTACCGCATACACAATACAGAATATTGATTATTATGATTATTCTGATGGTAGCACAATATTTTTCATGCAATCCTCCGGATTTACAGAATTTAATTTATCATCTAATCCTATGACAAAACAAGAGGTTTTGATGGGTGTTATAGACCAACCACAAATACAAACAAATGTTTATATCGAAAGAGGAAAAAATAGTGCGTATGAAAGAATACAAAGATTAGGTGAGGTAGATAATCTTGGAGACATGGAAAATTACGGATATGGATTTTTTAATGTTGTAAGAAAAGATTAAAAAAAAATAATAAAACTATTTATAAAAAAACTAAAAGATGGCGATTGGCGTTTACGGAACTTCGAGACCAGCAGACGTTTCCCCTGAAGATGTGGAAATAATACTTAATTATACTCCTTCGAGAGATGTGACGGATAATTTCGTATTAAAAACCTTGGACGCAACAACTTTGTTGAGACCATATTTCAATAACTCACAAACAGGAGGGAACCCGAATGTAGAAATCCTTGGTGGGTTATACAACTTAACTCTACCATCGGAAGAGTTTAATGCATTAGGTTTTTACACACTTTATGTGAGACCCGCACAGATTAGAACACAGATTACGGATTGTGGTGTTTTGAGCGCGTTACCTAATGTTAAAGGTATAATAGTTGATTTGGCGAATGTTCCATCACAGTTCTTGAATAAGTTTGTTCCTCAAGGACTTGTTGGTTTCAGAATTGAATATTTGAATCCTGACGGAAGTAAAATACCAAACTTTTTTAGAATTATTACATCATGTTTCTTTTGTGAACCTGTTGTAGTTAATCAAACAAACACAACCCAAAAGGCGATTAGATACAGATATGTTGATGGAATTTCAAATTTATTATTCATAACCGTTTCACCTTCATCATCACCAACGAACAAACCTAACGCAACACCATTTATAGGTCAACCAGCACAAAGTATTATAATCACAAATACATTCTTTAATCCTGTCACAATAGATATACAAATGGCAGAATACGACATAGATACCTTGGCACTTGCACTTTACGGAAATCAGACCAAGTCTATTGATGATGGTATTTACACAATCTATGATTCAAATAATAACATATTTAGACAATACAACTTATTTGAGGTTAGAGACCAATTTAACGAATTACTTTATGAGGTTAGACAAAATAGAAACGCTAATATTGATTTCAGTAAGAATTTTAACAATATAACAACTTAATGGCAACAACGGTTAATAACACAAAATATTTTTATCCCCCAAGACCTGGGAGTGGTGCTGCGACCTTCTCAGATAATATTGTCGGTCTACAATTAGTAGATGGAGGTGGGTTAACGCAAGGTAATTTTGAGTTTACCACAAAAGTAGTTGACAAAGTTAATAGAAATTTCGGTGTTGGTGCATTTTCAAATCCAATAAATTTGGAGGATTTGAATATAAATAATGTCGCACAAAGTGGTGTTATACAAAGAACTCAATTTGGTGTATATCCTGTATTTGACACGAGCCAAGTTTTGAACTTTTCCATGTATGGTTCGTTATCTAAAAGGTTTGGTGTTTCAATAACAAAGATAATTAATTATTTCCCCGCATCTCTCGATGTTATGAATATAACACCTGATTTACTACGAGGAGATACCGCGGTTAATATATTATATAATGCAGTAAATGATGAGACATATTTTGAGGTTAATGTAGATAGAATATTCAACCCATTTGAAATTGATTATACAACAAGTGCGGATGTTAACATTGCTCGAAGAGAGATGCAAGTGTCTGAGTATAGGAATTTATCAAATACTTATTTGGATTATGCGGTGTCAATTAATGGTTTGGAATATAAGATAGAATCCTTCCAACCATCAGAATCTTTTTTTTCGGGTTATATATCTTTTTATGTTTCGGGGGCTCCATTTGGAACTACTGCAACTACAATTACTGATAATTTCATAATAAGGCCAAACGATTTTATTGTTGATGAAGTATTTGCGGAGAGATTCGATGAGATTGAAAATTTCTTGTTGAATAGGTTAGTTGTACCTGAATATAGCGCCAATTTCCAAGTACCTGTAGAATTAGACAACGGACAATTTACGGTAAATAATCAAAAAATAACTTGGCCCAAAGACGGACCATGGAATCTTGATATTAGAAACACCCTGTTCGATGATTATATTGCATCCCTTCAACAGGTTGCAGAAACCATGGACTCTTTTAAGACCAATTTGATTTCGAGATTTTTGACCTCAGGTTCGTTAAAAGAGTTTGACACCATAGGAAGAAAAGTTGAAAAAGTATTCCAAATATATGGTAGAAGTTTTGATGATATAAAAAAATATATAGATGGGTTGGCGTTCATGAATTCGGTTAATTACAACCCATCAAACGATATTCCAAACGAATTATTAGTTGATTTAGCAAAAACATTAGGTTGGGGTTCAAATTTCTCTCCAATTACTAATGATAATTTTTTAGATACTATATTTGGAGACCAAGCAAGACCAAATTATCCTGGATATACGAGGGCTCTAACATCACAAGAATTAAACTACGCGTTTTATAGAAATTTAATACTTAACTCAGCATATATATTCAAATCCAAAGGAACTAGAAGGTCTGTTGAATTCTTACTGAATTTAATAGGCGCTCCTGAATCCTTGGTAGAATATAACGAACATGTTGAAATTGCGGATAGGAAAGTAGACATGGATTTCTTCAATTCACAGTTCGCGAAAATTACGGGAGGAACATATGTTGAAGAAGTACCACAATTACAAGTAGGTCAAATTTTCAAGTTAAAAGGTCAGACCTTCACCGCATTTACGAACCAATCAATATTCCAAAGTGTAACTGTAACAAGGGAAAATTACCCTGTTGATGAATTTGGATATCCAAGAGCTCCAATAGATACGGAAGACTTCTTTTTCCAAAAGGGTGCGGGATGGTACGAGCAAACACCACAACATAGAAGTTCGGAAGAAATTGTAATTGATAGTAAATTATATCGAGGTCAGAATACAGAAATTCAAACACAGTTAAAACCTTTCACATACGGTCAAGATTATTTAAGTATTTTTAGAAAGTTCCCTTACATTTATGATGGTTTTAGATTAGATAAAACTATTGATAATAACAAATCTTGGATTTCTACTGACGACAAATTAAGGGCTTCTAACGATGCGAACTACAACTCATATTATTTTACTAATGACGAAAGGTTAGTATTGAATATAAAAAATGTTGATATTTTCTTGAACCCTGGACAAGGGTTGACATATGAAATTTGGGAACAATCGAGAAGATATGATTATCCAATACCCCAATCAGGATTAACGGTAAATTATCCTGAACCTGGAGGTGTTGATTCTACTGTTATAGACCCGGAACCACAAAACAAAACCTTCTTCGAATTCAAGGAAACTTTTTGGCAAAATATGATAAATGCTAGAAATAGACAATTTATCACCGATGGAAAAACAGGTGGTTACCCAACATTACAATCTTTGTTTTGGAAATACATACAACAATATCAAAACATAGGTGTCCAAAACAATCAGTATACATATCAAAAACTTATTGATTATGTAAATGGTATGGGAACAAATTGGATGAAGTTGGTAGAACAAATGATTCCTGCAACTACAATTTGGCAAGGAGGTACAAGGTTTGAGAATTCTGTTTTACACAGACAAAAGTTTGTATATCGAAGACAAAGAGGTTGTATAATCCAAACAAAATTTGTTGACCCTTGCCGTAAAACGGCTAGTTTGGTGAATTATGGCGCGAGTGAGGAAAAAGTAACACTTTCAATATACCCATGGTTAAATAGTTCAAGTTTGATTACCTCATTTAGCGGAATACTTAACAAACAAGTAGAAGAACTACTTGAAGAAAATGGAACAAGTATTACATTATGTAATGGGATAAATACACTCAGAACGGAATGGTATGTAGATTTGAAAATAGGTCAAACTCAATTAGTTCAATATAAATTCTATGATGGAATTGGCCTAAACGGTTATCCAACAGACGGACAGTGGAAGTTAGCATTAAAAAACAGTCTTCCTGATTTATTAAATTATAATTTATGGTTTAATTTGAACGGAAATAACTTAACTATTACAAATCTGACTAATCAACCTTTATACTTGGCTGAGAGTTTGACATTAGATGTTGGTATAAATATAAACGTAAATTGTTGATGAATGGCGATTACATATAACTTAAGTACTATTGGTGATTGTTCGAGTAATGGCTCGGGAAGTATTACTCTTGCAGTAACTGGTGGAACATCACCTTATAACATTACTTGGACTAATCCTGATTTAGGGACAGATACAAATACCACAACATCAACAAGAGGGGGTCTTTATGCGGGAACATACAGTATTAGAATTACTGATAGTTCAGTACCGGTAAATGAAGAGATATTTGTAAATGCACCAATATCGAACGGTAATTGTTGTAATATTTTGGGTGTATCGGACACAACATGTGGATTAAATAATGGTTATGTAAGTGGTTCTTCATCTAATGCATATTCAGTACAATATTTTTCTTTATATACAAACGATAATACATTTTTAACTTCTGCAACAACAACATCCAACTTAGCTTTTTTTGGAAATCTAAGTGCTGGAACTTATTACATGGTATCGCAAGACTATGGAGGATGTACCGGAAAAAGTGAAACTTTTGTTATTCAAGATACAACATCACTTGATTACGGTTTATATATAGTACCAAACTCGGCTTGTGGATTTTCACCCCTTGGAAAAATATTTGTTACAGGACAAACAGGAACTCCACCGTACACATACTCTTGGAGTAATGGTGGGACAGGAAGTACAATTACAGGTCTTACTTCGGGAAGTTATGGAGTTACTGTAACAGATTCTCTTAATTGTAGTGTCACAAAAACAGGTGTGGTTACTGACGTAGAACCACTAACAATTTACAATTTCGTATCGACCCCTCCGACATGTTTAACAAATAATGGAAGTTTAACAATTTTTGTTACAGGTGGAACCGTACCATTTTACTATTCGGCTTCAACAGGGTATGTTGAAATTTCTTATACTCGAGAATTAACTTTGAGTGGTTTAGGTGGTGGATTTTACGCAATATCTGTGAAAGATGCGGGACTTTGTGAAACAAGTATAAGTACTACTTTAAGTAATCCTACGGGCATTAGTGATGTGACAGTAGAAACAACAAATTCAAGTTGTTCGGTTGTTGATGGTAGTATAACAGCGGTTGTACAAGGAGGAGTACTTCCATTAACATACACATTAACTTATCCATCAACAGATACTAAAATCGTTACTTCATTTCAAAGGTCAAATCTTTTTTCAGGATTAAGTGGAGGGACTTATGGTTTACAAGTGGAAGACACATCAGGATGTACTTTTTATTCTACATATAGTGTAGATAGTCTTAATCAATACACTATTTCCGCAACATCCACAGGTACTACTTTGGGTTTAGCAAATGGGATTATTGAAGTGACAATAAGTGAAAATGCAACACCACCGTATAACTACTCATTAGATAATGGAACGGTAGATATTTTACAAACAAGTTTAACTGCGGTTACCTTTCAAAATGTTGTTGAAGGACAACATAGTGTGACAGTCACAGATTTTAATGGGTGTAAACAAACTGTTGCGGTGTTTGTCTCAACTACACCACAAGTTAATTTTACTTTGTTACCAACAAGTGCGAAAATACCAAGTGGAGGAACAATAACCGCTCTTGTAACGTCAGGAGTACCACCTTACACTTTTAATTGGTCCTCTAATGTTTCAGGTAACCCACAAACAATCAAAGTAGAAAATTTAACTGCTGGTACATATTCTTTAACACTTATTGATTCAAATGGTAGTTATGCTCAAAGAACCACAACGATAGAGGGTAGTACACTTATATCATCATATAAAAAATACACAGTTTCCCAAGAAACATTTAACATGAGTACCTCGGCAAAATATAGTATGTTGAAAATGTTGAATGAGGGATTTTATGATTTGACATCTGGAAATACTGGGTGTCAATTGGTAAGTGCAACATTCAATGCAAAAGTATTGGTTCAACCATACGGAACAGAGGCAATAGAACCATTTTATATTTCAAATTCCTTGGTTACACCTCCAAACGACAATATTTGGTATGACACAATTAAATCTATGATTTTGAAAGTAAGAGGTGTTGGTGATGTAATCATAGATGAACTTAATAATAAGTTATTGATTATTAGTGATGTGAATAATGCGGATATAGTAGATGGTACGGTAACCGCTATAAATATTAAAGTTTATCTACTGATAGATTATGTTATAAATTGTAATAGTTAATGAACTTAATTACGATAGATAATTACGATGGGGAAGTCCCCGTTAATATATTTGCCGCCGATTTTTTGGGTAATAATAGACAATATTTGGGTCAAATCACAACAATAGAACCGTCTGTTGAATTTGAATTTCCTGAGAGTTATTTTAATGATTTAACATCAGTAATGTTAATTATACAAACGACGGGGGGGTGCGAAACATTTAAAGTCGTTTCCTGTTAGGGCTTCTTTTCAGACAATTTTTCGTCGTAAATTTTTAAAAGTTTCAAGGAATCTTTATAATTCTTTTCCAATTTATCTAACTCATCAACAGGTGCTCCGTAATCACACGCCTTGTTATACCTCTCTTCGGACTCTCTAATTATTTTCTTTATCGTTTTTAGTAATTTCATCATAAATAAATATTTTATATATTGATGTTTATAAAAAAAATTCAACATTTATCTTTAAAACAAAAATAAAACGAAGTTCAAATTATTTATAAGATAATAAAGAAAATTTATGCCTTGTATTCCTAGTAAACTTGCTTACACCGGTAGTAGCTGTCAGGACGCGTGTTCTTTGAGTTCCACAGACAGTTTTTATTCGGACAGTAGCCCGTTAGTAGTCGGAACCAAACTATATAGTGACTCGATTTGTAGTACAAAAGTGGGTGCAGGGTATTTCTCCGATTACACACAAGGGGGTACAAGTTGTTATCAAACTGACTCAGATGGTGTAATTATTGCAATATCAACTTGTTTTGTTACACCAACACCTACTCCGACTACCACACAAACACCGACTACCACACAAACACCAACACAGACACCTACAAATACAAGAACTAATACTCCAACCATGAGTAACACACCTACAAATAGTGTTACACCTACTAACTCACGAACACCAACAAAAACAACAACCCCAACTAATACGGCAACAAGAACTCAAACACCTACAAATACACAAACACCAACAAATACCCCAACTAATACAACCACAAGAACTCAAACACCTACAAATACTCCAACTAATACAACTACAAGAACTCAAACACCTACAAACACTGTTACGCCAAGTATAACACCTACAAATACGGTTACACCAAGTATAACACCTTCTGGTTTAGCACAAGTACAGTTCAGAAGTTGTGAGGATGGAAGTAATATTTTTAGATTTGCCGGTAACGGAATTCCAACTACAACAGGTAATACCTATTTGATATCAGGTAGTGGTGAGTTCGAAGGTTGTGCGACAATAGTAGAATACACAGGTGCGGGTGAATTGTATGATGCAAATGGTGTTACATTTACATCAGTATCTAACTGTTTTAGTGAAATTTGCCCTAGAACTTCAATACAATCTGCGGTTCTTTATAGGTGTTCGGATGGTGCGACATTTTATTTTAATGTAGATTCAGATACTGCGTTTTTGGGTGCTACATATACTGATAATGGAGTTTGCTATTCTTTCTTACAATTTGGAGGACCTGGTGGTACATATTTAGGTTCACCATCATTTATAAGTTGTAATGATTGCGTACCAACACCTACACCGACAAGAACGCCAAGAGCGACCCCAACTATAACTCCAACCCCATCACCAACACCTGAACCTTGCCCTTATAATAGTTTTTGTTTAAATACAACTTTCCCTTCAATATCGGGTTATAGTGGGACATACGTTCCAACAGGTGATGATTTCAATAATAGACCTTATTATTCGGGGGGTACTTCACAGATTGGTTTGATTATTTTTAATGGTAATGAATGGTGTTTAGTACCAATTAACGGAGGAGACATTATTTTAAGTGGGAAATATCCTTGCTATTCAAATTGTCCTGATTTAGATTCACATATTTTTACGGTAGGAAATTGTAGTGGAGAAACACCAACGGTAGATTGTTCTACTTTCGACTTTGCGGCATATTTTGATTGTCAGTTTCAACCAACACCCACACCATCTTCACCGGTACCAGCTCAAAACGTAGATTTTGATTTTACATATAATTTTGTCACACCAACCCCATCAAACTCACCGGTTTATGTGGTGGGTATGAATTTCTCAATATTCAATGCATCACAAACACCAACACCAACTGTTACACCTACGCCAACATCAACTCCGGCAAATAAGGTGGGGGTTTCAGGTAGAGTCAGTTTCGAATACTTAGACCCAACACTTGACTGTCCTACAACAAGAGTATTGGTTAATGTTACTACTTCAGTTGAATATTATACATCTGACGCACTTATTTACAATACAATAGATTTATTACCTGGCACATATTTTTACGGTACAATAAATTCAGATAATGGCGGACTTATTGAAGGTTGTTTCGAATATAACAGAAATGACAATAACTTGAGTTCGAACTCAAATGTATTACAAATACAAAGAATTTTCGGTGGAATTTCTGATTGTTTACCACAATCGCCATCACCAACAAAAACACCTACCATGACACCTACAAATACCAAAACACAAACACCGACTAAAACACAGACACCAACT